AAGAAGGCATACGAGATTTCCTTCACGAAGAAGCGGATTAAGTTGCCGCGCCCGAAGGCGTAAACGTGCCTACCCTTTCTGTCCCTCTCCGCCCCGGTGTCTTCACGGACATTGAGGTAACCGCGTACCCCTACAAGTCGCGTCCAATACGGCTTGGCGACGTTCTTAGCGCGATTGATATTCGCGACGAGTCTTCACGGTGCGCAACCGAAGCCTCCATCACTATTGATGACGTAAATGGTGTTGGGAAGACTATTGCTCCGGGCACTTGGCTTACGGTTGTTGGTCGCTCTCCAATTAACGGGAAAAGAATTCACATTTGCCCGCGACTTTATGTTTGGGAAAGAACGGTGTCCGACGAGAGGATTCGTCAGGCGACAATTGTCGCCCTAGACACGGTTTCCTTCTTGCAGAGGCAGGGCACGAGGAATTTTCTCTTTCGTAAGACTAAGTCTAAGAAGAATGGTTGGACTGCATCAGAAATTGCAGCAAACATTCTTGGGCAGTACGGGCTTTCTCGCTACGCAATGATTACGCCCACTTCTTACAAGATTAAGTGGTTTAACCTTCAGGAAGTAACTCCTTATGAGGCAATCCTAAAGGCGTACATGCGCGATAAGCAGGTCACGGGCGCCTCGTACCGCATTCGCGCGGGAAGGTCTTCTAGAAATCCTGAAGGCGGAATTCTCAATCCGGGCATGATTGTGATTGAGCCAGTGGTTTATCAGGACTACAGGTGGGCGCTTACGGATGAAGACAACATTATTGGTGCAGACAGGACTGAGTCTCTTGAAGACCTTGTCAGCGAATACACGGGTCTTGTCGTAGACAAGGACGGCAAGGAAGTCAGCCGTGTGACCGTTTCTGATTCAAATGCTGTAGCACGTTACGGAAGAATCAGAAAGTTTGAAGTCCTCCCGAAAAACACTCGGCCCAGTGACGCGAAGAGGGTTGCTCGCACGGAACTTAGAAAGCAGCGCTCTCTTAAGAGGACAGCAAAAATTAAGGGAGTTGGCACCCCGACGCTAAGGGCAAGCGACCTTGTTTTTATCCAAGACAAGGGGACAGGGCTTAACGGAAATTATTTTGTTTCCAGTGTTAGCCACTCGTTTAGCCCCGCTGGTCACAACATGGACCTTGAACTTAGTTACACAGCAAAGTTCCCAGAGGTTGGTGTTTCGGAGGAAGAGTACAACCCTGCGGCGGTTAGCACGACGAGGACCGGCGGAAGTAGTGGTTCTTCCTTTACAACTGGACCAATGGCGTATAGCGGCCTTATGGGAGAACGTGCAGCCCAGTGGGCCGCTACTCAGGCGGGCGTTCCCTATCTTTTTGGCGGCACCACTCCGTATAAGGGCCTTGATTGCTCCGCGCTTACGATGCTCGCTTGGAAGTACGGCGCGAATATCAGTATTCCCCGCGTTACCTATCAGCAGATTGCTTTCGGGGAAAATGTGCCTTCAATTTCTCAGGCGGCTCCGGGCGACCTTATTTTTTATGGCTCAGGTCATGTTGCCCTTTATGCCGGGAACGGCAAGCAGTGGGAGGCTCGCAGAACGGGGACAAAGATTTCGCTTAATAGCGTGCGCTCTAGTCTCACAACAATCCGTCGCCCTGTTCCTTTGTCGCGTCAGGGTACTGGTACTGCAACAAGTTCTGCTGGTGGGACAACTTCTGCTGGCTCGCGCACTGCAAGGATTAGCGCTGTTGGAGAAGAGTGGTCGAAGTCTGTCAGTGAAGACCCGACGAATGTTGGTTATTCAACGGGCGGCAACACTGGTGGGGTTGATACGAGGGTTAATGCTGCCGCGCTTGAGGCAAAACTTTTGTCTTTTGGGGCCGAAAAGTTCTTTATCGAACTTTCTGATGTGTTCTTGGAGTACTCTGAGCAGCACGAGATAGACCCAATCTTTGTGGTTGCAATTGCTTGTTATGAAAGCAATTTGGGCAAGTATGGGCCGTCTCAAAGGACCAAGAACATCACCGGCTTTGGTGGTGGGCCGTCGAAGGCTTCGTTTAATTCCTACGAAGAGTGCATCATTGCCACTACTGGACCACGGCTTCTTAGTAGCAGCGCATACGAAAAGGCGGAGACTATTGATGAAATGTCTTTGCTTTATGCTCAGTCAAGCAGCGTGACAAATTCTCCTGTTATCTGGGCATCCAACGTCAAGAATTTTTATCGTGACATTTCTGGTAAAAACCCGAATGTTTCAATGCGCGGGGACGGGTATAGGAGCAGGGTAATTGGCGGATAGTTTTGACAGTCTTGCTGCTTCTTTTGTTGCCTTGGCAGACGCACGCTCTTCGGGGCATGTGGAAATGTCAATGCCAATAATTGATGTTGGAAGAGTTATCGCATCAAACCCTGTCCGTGTTCGTGTGCTTGGTAGTCAATTGACTCTTGAAGACGAAGACTTTGTAACGGCACATGGGTACACTCCTTCTGTTGGTCATGTGGTTCTTGTGCTTCCAGTGTATTCGGGTGGATTTTTTATTATGAGGGTGAACGCCTAAATGGCTTCCACACTTCCTTTTATTACAGAGTTTGGGCTACAGCCCGACCTCGTTCCTGACTACGTTGCCGACGTAGAGCAGGACGATGCAACACCACCCGTACCGCTTGGTGTTGATATTTCTTTTGATGCGTTGGGTGACGACCTTTCTCTCAGCACCGAATTTGACCTTGTAATCTGTGATGAAGGTCGCGCTCTTTCGCAGTGGGTTCAGAACGCACTTGTCACTCGCCGTGGCGATGAATTGATATTTAGCGAGAACTTTGGAAGCGTGCTAGCAGACATTGTTAGTACTAGCACTGCAAATATTTCAGATATCGAAGAGCAGGTTATTGTCGCTATTGAGGACGCGATTCTTAATCACGAGCGCATTGACCGCATAGATGATGTTCGCGTCGGTTTTATTGATGATTACCGTCTTGCATTTGAGGCAACAGCAATACTTGACGATAATTCGTCACTAACATTTGAGGGTGGGGCCACCTTTGGCTGACATTGACTTCAACAGCCTTCTTCCTGCTGAAAGCGAAGAGACAATTACGGAGAGGATGCTTGCGGACCTCCCCGCACCTCCGGGCGGAAACTCGTACAACACTCGCGAAGGCTCCGTCATTCACGGTCTTTTCCGACCGCTAGTTTTTGAGCGTGCTCGTCTTATTTCTTATGCGAGCGAACTTTTCCAGCAGTCTTTTGTGGCCTACGCCACTGGCGATTATCTGGATATTCGTGCTGGCGAACTTGGGGTAAGTCGCGGCGGTGCCCTGAACTCAACGGTCAACGTCACCGTGACCGGTACTTCTGGTGTTGTTCTCAATGCGAACAACTCTACTTTTGCGAGTGCTGGTGACTCTGCTACTGGCGTTGAGAGCGTGTCTTTTGTTCCGTCAGAAGAAGCAACTATCCCCGCGGGCGGCAGCATCAGTGTCCCGTGCGTATCAACTACTGCTGGACTTGTTTCAAATGTTGATGCTGGCGAAATCACGCTTATCGTTGATGCACCAGATGGTATTTCTTCTGTAACTAACCCGACCGCCGCAAGCGGTGGCGCAGACGAGGAAGACGATGAATCACTTCGCCTTTCGCTTTCTCAGCGCCTTCAGTCGCTTGCGGGGACCGCGAATGCTGCTTATTACAACGCTGTTGCTTTGCGTGAGCCAGATGTTCAGAACGTGGCCGTGACCGACCTTTGGGACGGTAACGGAACCGCTTTGGTCACGCTCTCAGGCCGTCTTGCGCCTTATGTTGGCCCAGATACGGTTGAGAGGCTTCAGGAGTTCTTTGACCCGTCTGTCAAAAACTTGGCGCACTTTGAGGCGCCTGAGTCTTGGACGAATGGAACAACTGTTTCTGCTGCTCTTGAAGGAAAAGAAAGCATTCAGATTGACGCACATCATCCGGACGAAACAACGATTAGTCACACGTTTAGCAATATTGTTGATTTGTCGGAATTTGACAGTGCCGCAGACGAGGTTTCTCTATTCATCAAGCGGGTTACGTCTGCCGGGGACTTGCAGGACTTTATTGTTAAGTTTATTTCTTCCAATAGCGGAACTGCTACTGCGACCATCAGCGCGGCAACAATTAACTCGTTGTCAAACATTACGACAAGGGCAGTACTGAACATCCCCCGTTCCGACTTTACTGAAGCCTCTGATTTCAGTTGGGCTTCTGTTCAGTCGGTAGAAATTACCCTTGAGCATCCTGCAACCTCTTCGACTACAAACACGGTTGTCGTTGATGGGCTTCGGATAAAGAGTACGACCGGCGGATTTTTGACGGGTCAGGTTCCTATTGGAATTCAGGTTACTGTCAGGTCTGCTCGCTCTGCGTCAGTTGATGTAACTGGCGAGATTCTTCTTGATGCTGGTCTTGTTGTCGCAGACATTGAGGGGATTATTGAGTCCTCAATTAGCGATTACTTTAGGCGTCTGCCGTCTGGCTCCGTAATTCGTATTGCGGAGATTGCGAACATTATTCACGACACTCGTGGAGTTGTTGATTACGAGAATTTGCAACTCAACTCTTTGTCTGTGAACACAAACCTGACAACCCTAGAGTCAGACCAAGGACCCGTTTTGGGCACCTTGACGTTAACGGCAATCTAGGCAAGGTATCTATGTCCGCATCAATTCCCGACTATGTTCCATGGCACATCTACGAACGAGACATTCAGCGTCTTTCTGACGACATTGAGCGGCTTGTTAACAAGATTGATGGCTTGGTTGACACTATTGGTGCTCTTTCGCTTTCTCAGCACCGTGATGAAGTGAACGAAGAGCACCGACGCGAAGACAGCCAGCGTCGTTGGACTTTGGGGCTTGCGGTTTTTGCTGCGGGACTCTCTACGGCTTCGGCAATTATTGTTGCAATAGTTTCTGGTGCGCTCTAGTTGCCTCTTGTAGTTAACATCCCTGTTTGGCAACCAAACACTGTTGGCAATGGCCGCTTGCTTATTATTGGAGACATTTCTTCTGTCTCTACGAATCCTTCCAGCATTCGTTGGAGAGTAAACGGGCAGGATTGGGAAACCGGCGTATCATCAACTTCGGTTCCCGACGAGTTTGCGTTTTGGGTTCATGGTTATTCTCCGCTGCCGGGTACAGAGTTTGAGCCTGCTTGGTCGCCCGTGTCTAACCATTTTGAGGCTTCTTCTGACAGAGAAGTACTTTATCTAACGAACCCAAGCCGCTCTCTTATTCCAAAAGCATCAAGCGCTGCGGCTGTTGACACAACGCCAAACTCTTGGTTTTGGGAAGACGGAGTAATTTATTTTCACCCGCTTGGAGATTCGGTTAGCGGTGAGGTGCCGGTAACCACTCCTTCTTTTGCTGAGTCAGAGTCGGTTCGCCTAGAAATTCAAACCGCTGGCGGGGATGTTCTTTTTGATGAAACATTTGTCTGGAACTGGCCAGTAAGAGACATTGTTAGCCACATGATTGATACTGCCGCTCCGTCTTTTCTTTCAGATACTCAGGCTGCTCGCGATATCTACTTTGCGCAGGCTCGTGCAATTGGTGATATTTATTCTATTTACGACGACTATGCGCTTCAGTCATTCCCTTCACAGGCAACGTGGGCTGTGCCTGTTTGGGAGCAATTTTTGGGACTTCCCTCGCTTGTCTCTTTGAGCACTCAGGAAAGAAGTCAAATTATCGAAGAGAGCATTCGCGGCGTTGGCGGTCTAAGGACAGAGTTTTTTAACTCGTTGAATGGACAAGTCGGCTCTAGCATTGTCGTTACTGACAACTATTCAACGTACAATGTGGTATTCAGGCTTAATCTAAGCGGTACAGACGCAGATGCGGCAAAGTATCGTTCTGCCGCAGAGTCTCTTATTTCAAGGATTAAGCCCGCTGGTATTCAGACTTCTGTAAGTTACGCGACGTTTGTGTCTGGCGTCTCTAGGGCTGGCGACGCACTTTAGCCGGGGGTATTTGTGGCCGCACCAAAGCAGGTTGATTTTGTTGACGGGACTACGATTGTTGCTGCCCAGTTCCTCAATCGAATTCAGGAAATCGAAGCCGGTCAGGCCACTAATATGGCTTTGGCTATCTCTGGAACTTCGGTCGTCCTCAACGCCGGGGCCGGGAACAGTGTTTCGTCAATTACGATTGATGACAAGTTCCGTTACATTGAAACGCCGCTAAGCGTCGCTTTTACTGGTTCTGATGCCTCCGGAACGTATGGGATTTTTGCGACCACAAGCGACGACGATTCTTTGTCGGCTTTTGCGCTTGAAAAGGTTGCGGGTACGGGAGTTCCAAGCGCCGCAAACTACCGTAAGGTAGCGACTGTTTCTTGGGACGGGTCTTCAGCGCTTTCTTCACTTGTCCAGATTGCTGGGTATGGGAAGCATGGCCACATGCACACCCTTACTACCGACCCATTGCCCGCGTCTTCGGTTGGCTCAACTCAAATTGTTGACAACACAATTGTTCTTAGCGACCTTGCGGTAGCACTTCAGAATCTTCTTGTTCCGGTCGGTTCTGTTATCCCGTTTGCTGGCTCGTCTGCTCCTGCACAGTATTTGCTCTGCGCAGGTCAAGAGATTTCTGAAAGCACATACGCTGACCTGTTTTCAGTTATCGGAACCGATTACAACAACGGTGCCGAGACTTCTGGGTTTTTCCGGCTCCCAGACCTGCGTGGCAGGGTTGTTGCGGGTAAGGACAATATGAACGGCAGCACCGCGGGCAGGCTGACTACTGGTGGTTCTGGTGTTACTGGGACCTTGCTTGGAAGTGCCGGTGGCTCTGAAACGCATCAGTTGAACTCTTCGCAGTCTGGTATGCCAGCGCATAGCGTCAACGCTGATGGCGGGCATAGTCACACCGTTGGTGTTGATACACCCGACCACTCGCACGCCATTCCCGGCGGCGGTGCGCTGGTGCAGACCTACAACGCCGAGTCAAGTGCAAACATTAACTCTGCTGCGCAGTACGGCGGATATGGCCTTGCCGGTTTGGGCGGCGCAACGGCCCGTCACTCGCACTCTGTTACCGGCGGTTCCCATGTTCACACCGTGACTGCTCTCAACGCATCTTCTGCTCACCAGAATACTCAGCCGACAATCATTTTGAACCACATTATTAGGTACTAATGACTTCTGGTAGATATGACATTGTTGTGGACCAAGGTGCGACTTTCCGCAAGACGATAACGTGGAAAGACTCTTCTGGCGCACTTGTAAACCTGAGTGGGTACAGCGCAAGAATGCAGGCGCGGACGACAATGTCGGCGTCATCAACAATTGTTGAACTTACGACGGCCAACGGTGGAATTACGCTTGGCGGGTCAAACGGGACTATTACGCTTTATATTTCCGACACCGCTACTGCTGGTTTTTCGACCGCTGTTCCAAGTGGTTTTTCAGACGCGCTTGTCGGCGTGTATGACCTAGAGTTGATTTCTGGGAGCGGTGACGTTACGCGCCTTCTGCACGGTGACTTTATTGTGAACCCAGAGGTAACCCGGTGAGCATCACCGGCGATGCGTTTATTGAAGTAGCGATTTCAAATGCAGCACAGGCTGCCGAAGAGCATCTTGCTATGTGCTTTGAGGCTCTTGACAGCGACGATTCTTATGCCGATGTTTCTGCGCCGTTTTGTGGCTGCATGACCTGCATAGTTAGAGAAGTAATCTCTAAAAGTTGGCCATACATGCGCTTGGTCGCAATTGTTGAAGCAGAGGATAATTAATGGCTGAAGACGGCTTTGAGGTTATCGTCAGCCAAGATGAGCCTTCTGTCTCTGTATCTGGCGACGAAATTCAGGTATATGTAACAGAGGAAGTTATTTCTGTTGTCTCTATCGGGACGCAGGGGCCAGCAGGTCCAGCAAACGAGACTTACACACACACTCAGTCAGTTGCATCAGACACTTGGGTAATTGAGCATAATCTTGGTAAGCACCCTTCTGTTGTTGTAATTGACTCTGCGGGTAGTGTGATTATCAGCGATGTTCAGTATGATTCTGCTTACCAAGTTACAGTTACTTTTAGCGCTTCTTTTAGCGGCAAGGCGTATCTCAACTAGCGGGGGCTAGACGTTGAAGATTCTCAATAATCTGAATCTTGTTCAGAACGAGGTCCAGAACGCACGGATTCAGAATCTTGCGTCTGCTCCTTCGTCGCCGGTTACCGGCCAGATTTACTACGACACCACCCTTGGGTATCTCCGTGTCTACAACGGCAGCGGGTGGGACCGTCTTGACGACAACTGGGTGTCGTCTGTCTCTGGTACTGCCCCGATTCAGAGCACGGGCGGTGCAACTCCGACCATTAGCATTGATGCTGCGACCACCAGCGCCGCTGGTTCACTGTCCGCTTCTGACAAGACCAAGTTGGATGGCTCCACGAGTAACGCTACTGCGTCAACTCTTGTTGAGCGCGATTCTAATGGTCAGGCTAAGTTCGGTAACCCAACCGACACTGCGCACGTTGCCACGAAGGCATACGTTGACTCGTTTGTTCAGGGTCTTGACACCAAGGCTTCTGTACGGCTGGCTACTACTGGTAGCAACATTACCCTGTCAAACAGCACTACGAGCCTTGACGGTCAGACCATCGTTGACGGTGACAGGATTTTGGTCAAGGACCAGACTTCTGCCGCAGATAACGGAATTTACGTTGCATCTACTTCGGGTTCTTGGTCGCGTTCGCAGGACGCTGATGGTAACTCTGAAGTCACTGCTGGCATGTTCGTCTTTGTTGAAGAAGGAACTGCTAACGGCGACAACGGTTACGTTCTCACCACCGATGGGACCATTACTCTCGGAACTACTGCCCTAACTTTCCAGCAGTTCTCCGGTGCTGGTCAGATTACTGCTGGTAACGGTCTTACGAAGACTGGCAACACTATTGATGCTGTTGGAACTTCTAACCGTATTTCGGTTGGTGCCAACAACATTGATATTGATGCTAACTATGTTGGTCAGTCTTCTATTACAACGCTCGGCACTATCTCCACTGGAACGTGGGAAGGCACCGACGTTGGCGTTTCACACGGTGGTACCGGGGCTTCGACCGCCGCAGGCGCGAAGACCAACCTCGGGTTTATGACCCGCTACGCGGCAGACGTTGGTAATGGGTCTGCCACGAGCATTGCGGTTACCCACAGCCTTGGGACTCTTGACTGCACTGTTCAGGTCTATGAGAAGTCTTCTGGTGCGGTTGTTATCCCTGACATTACGATGACTTCGACTTCGCAGGTTACTCTGGACTTCGCCGTGGCTCCCACGACGAATCAGTACCGCGTCGTCGTCATCGGCTAGTGTGGGGGGCTAGATGCCCCGAATCCTAAAGACACTTGAGACTGTCGCCCTAAAACTTACGGGCGGCAGTCCTGCGTCTGACAAGGTGATTGTCAGCGACGCTGATGGTAATGCGTCGTGGCAAAAGATTGTCAACGCAAATGTAGACACCAGCGCTGGCATTCAGTTTTCAAAGATGGAAACTGGGTCGCCAAACCAGATTGTCCGGGCAAATCCGTCCGGAGTTGGAGAGTTCGCTTACCTTGCGGTTGATGTACCAATTGGGACTGTTGTCCCATATCTTTTCTCAACCCCACCTGTGGGTTTTCTTTCATGTGACGGCTCAACCCTCAGCCGCACTGCTTACGCCGACTTATTTGCACTTGCGGACAACGCTGGGCTTATAGGCACGATGTTTGGTGCTGGTGACGGCTCAACTACGTTCACCCTTCCAGATATGCGTGGACGCACGATGATTGGTAGCGGACAGGGGACTGGGCTTACAGACCGCACGCTTGGCTCTACTGGTGGCGCGGAGACGCACCAGTTGTCTACCGCTGAAATGCCGTCTCACACCCACACGCAGAACGCGCACGGTCACACCCACAATGCTAATGCTGGCCTTGGTGGTTATGGTCTTATCCGGGTAAGCCCCGGCAACTCAAACACAATTTCTGTTACAGACACCACTCCCGGCGAGCCGGACATTGTGACAACGCCTATTGCTCTGTCTATCAACCAAGCGACAGCGACTAACCAGAATACTGGTGGCGACGGCTCTCACAACAACATGCAGCCATACATCGCGCTGAACTACATCATCAAGGCGACGTACTCCACGCTTCTCGGTGACTCACACGCCGAAGCAAGCGAAGCCTTTACTGTATTTATGGGTAACTAAATGGCTATCTCTGGACCATTTAACGCACGCGACTATCTTCGCGATAAAACCGGCTATTTTGAGACTTCATCAGAATCCGCTGAGTTTATCACTTGCACTTCTGCGACACGCCCTTCTTCGCCCAGCGAAGGAAACATCATCTACGAGACTGACACTAACCTCGTGTACGTCTACGAGGGTTCGGCATGGAGCAAGGTCTACTCCGGGTCAGCGCAGTTTCCAACGGAGAACATGCCGACAGGTTCGGTTATCCAGTTGGCGACTCGCACGACGGGCTATAGCAACGCTGCAAACTACGCCTACAACTCTGACTGCTACTGCTACATCACACCGCTTCGCAGCGATTCCAAGATTCTTATTCTTATTAGCGCTCCGCTGCATATGGCAAGTCAGGGTAGCGATGTTGGTGGTGGCTGGGGCATCAATAGTAGTGCCGCTGGTGGTTTGCTTTGGCAGACTTCGCACATGGGGGCCGGTTATGACTCAACAACTCATGGAAATGTGTTGAGTGTAAATTGGCTCCATCAGGCAACTCGGCCAAACGCCACTTCTAATCAGTACTACCAACTGTACGTCAAGCCTTACACCAACAACTCGGGCACTTACATCTACATGAACCGCAACTATCAGGGAACTGATTACGCGACTATGACGCTTATGGAGATTCGGTGAATACCCCACCTGATATTCACGACGCGATTAGGTCGCTCGCGCCGGGTGCCGGTTATTCTGTTGACCCGTCGGATTTTTCTACTATTTCATGGCATGATAATTCTGACAGTGTAAATGCAGACGGTGTGTATGTTGGCCCAGCCGATGGTGTTGTTATTTACACAGGACCCAAGCCAACAGTTTTAGAAATTGAAGCGGAACTTGCCCGCATGACAGCAGAGTGGGAGGAAAACGAATACGCTCGCCAAAGGGTACTTGCGTATCCTCCTATTGGCGACCAGTTGGATGCTCTTTTTCACGCTGGCGTGTTTCCAGACGATATGGCGGCTCGGTTGCGGGCTGTGAAGGACGAGTACCCCAAGAATGGCTAACACCTACAAAAACGCAGCAGTTGTTTTGACTAGCACTGGGGCTACCGACCTCTATACGGCACCGTCGAACACTCGCTCTTTGGTTCAGTCAGTCAACATTGCAAATGTTGATAGTTCTAACAGGTACGCGACCGTAACGTGGTACGACGCTTCTGCTGGGTCTTCTTACACGCTCTTGTACAACGGATTCATTCCTGCTGGTACAGCGATGAACGCTCTTGATACTCCATGCGTCTTGGAGCCGGGCGACATTATTCGTGTGCAGGCTTCTGCGGCAAATACGCTCCACGCGACCGCCTCAATCATGGAGCAGGACCCGACTACTCCCCACGTTGACGGGTCAATCACGACAGTCAAGATTGCCGACGATGCGGTGACGGCAGACAAGTTGGCTTCTAGCCTGTCTGCAACGACTATCTGCACTTCTGGGACACGCCCCGCGAGTCCGTTTGAGGGGCAGAAGATTTATGAGACTGACACCGACCTTGAATACATTTACGACGGCTCTGCTTGGCGGGTTGCGTGGAGGGACATTTCCTTTGCCGCGTATGGCACAAATTATCAGGGTTCCACAAACGGGTTTTACAACTTTATTCTTGACCTTGAGAGTTTTGACAACGGTAGTTGTTACAACACTTCTACCGGAGCATTTGTTGCCCCTGTTGATGGTGTCTATTTCTTTTCTCTCAACTGCCGTCTTGACAACACTGCTTCTGCTGGCTACTTGAGGGCGTACATCTACCGCAGCGGAACAACCCAATGGGCAGCACCAAACCTTCACTGCATTTTCGGCGCAGCACACTCAACGGATTACCATTCGCTCAGCGTAAGCGGCTTGATTTCTTTGACCGCAGGGCAGGTTGTGTATGCGGGCGGCGGTCATGTGAGTGGTGCGTCTAATCTGCTCAGGGCAGAAAGTACGTTCACCGGCCATTGGATTAAGGACAATTAGCACTAATGGCTAACCGATACGTCAACGCAGCGGTAGAACTTACAACCACTTCGGCTACGGACCTTTACACGGTGCCGGGTGGTTGCTCTGCGCTTGTGCAGTCGGTTGTCGTGGCTAACGAAGACTCAACAACGCGCACTGCTACTGCATCTTTCTACGATTCGTCGGCTATTGCCACGTTCACCCTTATCAAGGATGCAGAAATTCCTGCTGCATCTTCGATGAACGTGCTTGATAAGCCGTTTGCACTAGAGGCTGGCGACGTAATCAAGATAACCGCAGGAACCGCTAACGTGATGGACGTTACTGCGAGTATTCTGTTGGTGGACGCTACGACTTCGGTGCCAGTTGGAACGATTACTACGGCTGCGCTTGCTGATGGGTCAGTGACCTCAGCAAAGTTGTCTGTTGGTGATTTGGGCTACCAAGTCAAACTATTTGGTGAGGTGTTTGGCTAGTGGCCACAATCTCAAAGCAGATTCTTTCTGGGTCTACTAATGGGAAGTTGATTCAGGTAACCGGTACCGCTACTGGTTCTGCCGACACTATTCACACGGCTGTCTCTGGTACGTCGGATATTGACGAGATTTCGCTGTACGCCATCAACACTTCGTCTTCTGACGTTCTAGTGACGATTGAGTTTGGCGGCACAGGAACCGCCAACGAGATTAAGTTCAACATCCCCGGTCAGGTCGGTCAGGTCCAGATTGTTGAGAAGTTGATTCTTCAGAATTCGTTGGTTGTTAAGGCATATGCGGCGACTGGTTCTGTTGTGAACATTGGTGGTTATGTGAACAGGATTGCCAACTAATGGGCGTCGTTGTCAACACAGTCAAGACGGTTGAGCGTGGCACAACCATTGGTTCTGGCAACGCAAGCGTTACGACTTCCTCTGCTGCGGTTCTTTCTGCTGATGCAACTCGGCGTACTGCTGTTCTAACGAATCTTGGTAGCGATTACGTCTGGATTGGCGACTCCGGTATCGCAGCCAACGAGGGCATCCGTCTGGCCCCCGGTCAGGCTCTTACGATTGACAAGTCGCCCACTGCTGCGATTTACGCGGTAGCCCAGAGTGGTACTCAGACGGTGGCTTACTTCACGGAGAGCGACTAATGGCCCAGATTGGCGCACAGTTCGTCAACGCTGTTCAGCCTGCCCCCGTTGGGACCATCATCCACGATTGGCCGGGGCAGAACATCCCCACGGGCTGGATTGAGGTAGACGGTCAGGCTATCTCCCGCACCGACTATGCCGACCTGTTTAGCGCGATTGGCACCACTTACGGAGTTGGCGACGGCTCAACCACGTTCAATGTGCCGAAGAAGTCTATTGAGAGTGACGCTGCTGGTCGTGTAAGCCTTCCGTACCAGCCGATGTTTGCTGCGCGGGCCACGGCAGGGACAACGGCAACGGGCACATGGAACACCTACGTTGATGTGAACGCCAACGTCGGCAACCACTTCAACCCTACTACTGGTCTATTTACTGCGCCTGCCGCTGGGAAGTATTTCTTTACGTTTAGCGCGTTCACGGAAGCGGGACAATCGGCGCAGGTTTACTTCCTGCTCAACGGTGCTGCCTACTGGCGCACATACACGCAGAACGGGACCAGCACCTACGTCGCCCTAAACCCCGGCATTGTCATCTTTTCGCTTAGCGCCAACGACACGGTAGGCGTCTACATGAACGTAGGACAGACGCACTACAACCAGAACAACTACTTTGTTGGATGGAAGGTATCGTAGGTGGACATTTCTATTACTCTTACCGAAGTAGAAGTAAAGGCCCTGTCATACGTCATGGCCGACCCTCAGCAGTGGACCGAGAACGCAATCAAGGAACGTGCCCGCATCGCTGGCGACGAGTTGGTTGCTGCGGAGACTGCTCGTATGCTTGCAGACCCAGATGTAACTGACATTCCGGCAGACCGTGATGCAATCATTCTCAGCGCTCCTGACCCGGTACTCCCCGACGTAGGCAACTTAGAGCCGCTTCCTGAGTAATGACCACAATCATCAAGGCATACTCTGACGTACCCCGGCAGGCTCAGGCGCTTGGCACTACGCCCCCGATTGTCACGACGTTGCCTTCTAGCCCGCAGATTGGTGAGGTAGTCACCTACAAGCACACTGGCGCAGGGAACATCGGCGCGGCGTTGCCTATGCAGTACGACGGAACGAAGTGGCTACCGCTTGGACAGGCAACTCTCTGTCGCTGGAACTGCGGCAGCGCGACTCAAGTGTTCAGCAGTACGTCCATAACCAACGTGACAGTCGGTGACTACAACACGGTTACGTTTACTCCACCGTGGGATGGGTACTACGAGATTGGTCAAAAGACCGGCATGTGGGAACTGAACAGCGGCATTGGTATGTCAACGCAGTTCACCCCAACTGACCTTTCAGCCACCTACATCCTCCACTACATCCAAGACTGGAATGGCCCGTACCAGCATCACCGTGAAGGTGAGTCGAACCCAATCCTTTACTACCTCTACGCGAGCAAGACGTACAGGTTCACCGCGAACATTACCTACGCGGCTGGCAACACGGGGACCATCAACTTCATTGGCACCGCTTACGTCAAGGCGGTGAGCGCATGACCTCACTCACAGACACACAGGTAGTGACCGCAAGCGGCGGGCTGGTGGAGTTGGGGTATGTGGAGAACGATAACGCCGTCACCCTCACTGCTACATCGTCTGCGTCACCCGACTGGCTTACGCCGGAAATGACGGTGGTTTGCGACGGCTCACCAGTTCTTGTCGAATACTACGCGCCAATCGCTAGGGCAACACAGGACGCTGCGGGAACCGGCGACCAACTCAACTTCTCTCTTGTCTATGACGGCTCTGTGCAGGAGGGCAGTTGGGGAAGGGTCGCCAACCGCACGAACGCTATTGGGCATCTTGTCCCTGTGGCGCTGCAATACCGCATGACCCCGGCTGCTGGTTCGCACACTTTTAGGGTTGGCGGCTACGTCAGCAACGCATCAAGGAACGGATACGTTGGAGCAGGTTCGCCGTACCCTCCACAGTTCCTCCGCGTATCCAAGATTGTGGAGGCAACCCAGTGGCCCGCCGTCACCACGGGCACCATCATCTGCACTTCCTCCACGCGGCCCGCGAGTCCGTTTGAGGGGCAGACGATTTATGAGACTGACACTGGGCTGACCCGGTACTACGACGGTTCTTCGTGGGAGGACACGGCAAGGGCAACACGCCCGTATCACGCCGAGGTCTATCTCGCGTCGAACATTTCGTATCCAAGGGCAACCCTCCTTGAGTGGACCCACTTGCGCGAGGACAACACGGGTGGCGCGTGGGCCGCGTCACCAGACCCGGAGCGGCTGGTGTTCCCGGCTGACGGGATGTACCTCTGCGTTGCATACATGAGGTGGGATGTTGGAAGCGGCAACGACTCAACGCAGACAGGCATGAACGTCAACGGCGGGTT